GTACTTTGATAAGATGAGACCACCACGAGGATTACTAGTAATAGCATCAAGAAACTATGAGACGTTCAGAAAGTCGATGGACGTTCTTGAGCAAAAGGCACAAGAAGACCCCTACATGATTCACCCATTATTGGTTGAAAGTGACAAGGGAAGTAAGAACATGGCACAGTGGATTGACTTTACTGGTTCATTAAAGGAGTTGGAGTTTATTTCTATTAGAAAAGAATTAAGAATGATTATTGGTGCTATATATGGTGTTTTACCACTCTATTACGGTGAACTTCCTTCTGGATGGTCGCAAGAGGGTTTACAAGTTACTATAACGAACAGAGCAGTGAAATGGGGTCAAGATATACTCTTAAAGTCATTCTTCAGAAAGATAGCAGACCTGTTGAACATAGATGATTGGGAATTAAAGTTAAAGACTGGTGAAGAGACAGATCATCTTAGAGACCTACAAATACAGGGTGTTGAGATACAGAATATGCAGGCTTTGCAAGCAATGGGATTTGATATTACACGAACTCATACTGGTGAATTCAAAGTATCAAAGGACACAGCATTCAACGCAAAAGATATGTTAGAGATGGGTGCCGAAAAAGATCAAGGCAGAGGTAGAGGAACAGCAGCACCTGAGGAAGACACACAGACTTTCGAAGGAGAACCAAGCAGCAGACTGCCTACTGACTTGGGTGGAATTGGACAAGGACATCCATCGAGTGGAAGTGGAACTTCACTAAGCAGAAAGTCGTTCCCTGACGGTATTAACCCCAAAAACTACGAGGTTGTTAAGAACACTCTACAAACGGCAGTTGATTTTGGCTGGACAAAATCGAAGACTGTTAGCGAACTACGTAAGAATGCAGCAATGACAGTTAGAAGTGCTAGGGAATTAGTAAAGAATGAGTTTGATAGTGTAAGGAGGTGGGAAGATGAAGATAAAGAAGAATGACACAAAAGATACTTCAAAAAAAGAAAGTAAAGAGAAAACAAAAGCTAAAGTAGAGATTATAGCTAACGTTGTTGAACTGGCACCAAAAAGAGTCGTTGAAAAGATAGATATTGAACGAATAGAGCTTACAAAAACTCTTTTAGAGACTTGGAATAAGGTGGGTATTGTTATACATGGTGATAAACATGACAAATATACTTTGAACAATATGTATGTTATATTGGAGGGTGCATTGAAGAAGATGCTTTTGGCACATAAGTAATGGCAACCAAACTTAACGTTAATAGTGGTGGGTTTGATATTGGAAAAAAGCTCTGGAGAAGACATCAGGAAGATGAATACACTCATGTAGACAACTATAAAGAAGCAATTTGCCTTAATTGCTTCAAAAAAGATGCAGCAGCAGCTACAATAGTTGATATTTGTGGTGAATGTGCTGGAAAACGAGGAAGAGAATCATTGTTAGCTAAGATTACCGATAAGATGTATGGACTATGTTTCTTTTGTGGTAAGTATAAGTTTAATTTGGAATCAATTAATGCAAGATTCTGCAGAAGTTGTCATAGAAGGATAGCTAACGTAATGAAAGAATATAATAAAAAGGGTGGAATGTATAATGTTGATCCATTTTGGCTTAGTATGAAGAGGAAATTTGGTAATGACTGGCAAGAATTAATGAAAACTCCAACAAGTATTAGAAAATAGTTAATCTTTCTCCACAAACTTAATGTCTTCGCCACATTTTATACAATATGTAAGTATGTAGCAGCCTGTTTCTATCTTTCTAAGTGTTGGTTTACATAAAGAAATCATTTTAGTATTAAATTTATTCTATTTGATGTGAAATCATAGAATCTATGCTTATAATTTATTTTTGTTGTTTTTACTGGTTTATCTCCATATAGTCTTCCTATTCTAAAGAACACTTCTGGTCTTCTTAATACTCTTGGATATATCTCTAACCAATCTTTTTTTGGGTTATATTTTATTTTTCCTTCTACTACAAGTTTTTCATCGCCTTTTTTGTAATATGCAACTTCTCCTGCATAAAAGTGAACAATAGATCTATTTAGTTGTGGTTTTGCAGCTTGTTTCGTAAAATTGGTAACAACCCATAACTTTTCACCTTCTACAACATACATATCTTTTATTTTTGTTTGAAACATCTCAGATTTTGTTTTTTCTCCATACACTTTTTGATATTCTTTTAATGTGCTATACACATAAAATGACGTAGCCATACATAGTATACATAATAGTTATTAATAACCCTTTCTAATTGAGATTATGAAGAAGTGTAAGTGTGGCAAAAAGCTCTACGGCTTTTCAGATGGTAGGCATGAAGTATACCTATGTTATGCCTGTGGTAAGTTTGTCGGTCACGCAAATGGTGATGCAGAATTTGCAGCAATGGTCTTGGTCAACCCTAATATGATCTTAGGTATGATTAAGGAAAAATATCTTAGACCAAAGGAGTAAATTTATATACATTCCATATAACCTAGTTATATGTCAGTAATAAAACCTGTTGCAAGAATAGGTGGAAATTTTGGAATATCGTTTTTCTCTCCTCTTGTAGGCAGTAATGTTGCTGAGTCAATTTATGATATAGGTTTAACTTTTGAAATGTATTTGGTGATTGCTATGTTTTCTGCTTTATTTATAACAGGTCTATCTATATCTAAGGAAGCAGCAGAATGGGGAAGAAGAAATGGTAAGAGCAAAAAGTAAAAAGAAATGTGACTGGGCTAAGGAGATCGTTAATTCGTTCTTAATTTTAACATAAATATTTAAATACCTCTATAGAGTGTTTGCTCTATGGTAGAAGCATTAATACTTGTCGCTATTGCATCAGCAGTAGGAGCAGGTCTGAACACGCTAAGAGGCTATTTAGGCTCTGACGGAGAATCTTATTCTATAAGACGACTCGCAGGAGCTTTAATTGTTGCCACTTTCGCTGCTCTGGCACTAGCTCAAGTCCAAATAGTAGATGGACTGACCGATGCTGGAATAGTCTTAGTAGGACTGACAGTCGGTTTCACTGCTGACTATGTAGTGAGCAAGGCAAAAAAAGAAACCGAGTAAGACTCGACAGGTGTGATGTGTGGATTATTTTACCAACACACAGACCCACTTTCTTAATATTTATATAATATAGAGGTGAATATTTTACATGATTGAAGGTCTATTCTTTAATAAGCTAATAACAAAGGATATGCACGCAGTAAATGGTCAAGACAGGTTTTTTGAGGGATATCTAACAGTTGAGATAAAAGACAAACAGGGAGAAGTTACAGTAGTAGATGAGCTTATGAAAGTCATGCCTATTTGGATGGATAGAGGAGCACCAATTTCGGATACACATAGTAATAGGATTGTAGGTAAGGGTATTAATTTTTCAAAGACAATATATAAAACCAAAGAGGGTATTGAATATCCTGCAATTAAGATAACTGGAAAGATTCATAGTAACTATGAACTTGACAATGAAATTTGGAAGAAGATAAAATCTGGAGAATATAAGGGATTATCATTTGGTGGTGCCACAAGGTCAGATAGAGAGCCTGTCAAAATGAAAGATGGATCTATTGCTTATTCGTTAAAGGATTTGGAACACTATGAGGTTGCAGTCTGTGCTGACCCAGCAGTTCCGTTGGCGTTGATTACAGAGTTTAATTCTGTTGCGAAATCTGTTACCAATGCAGAGGTAAGAGATGATGGTAAGATGGTTATTAAATGTGATAAGTTTGGATGCTATGTTTCAAAAGGAAAATTTGATAAACCACCAATGCATCCTGAAAATCAAAGAACGTTAGATGCTTTGAAAGAACGAGGAATCAATGCAAGACTTTCAGATCAACCATGTCCAATGTGTCATAAGGGAGAAAGTATGGTCGAAATCCAAGACAAAAAAACTGGAAAGTGGTCAACTGGTGGTCTTAACCACACTCATAATATAAGTCATAAAAAATTAGATAAACCTAAAGAGCTTGGAACAACTGCGAGTGGTAAAAAATTGGTGGCTAGTTATGAGAATGAATATGGTGAAGAGATATGTCCAAACTGTAATGCTGCTCAAACGTATAAAGAAATGAAAGAAGATCGTGGTAGTGAATTTGCCAACCAGTATGCTCAGGGAAAAATAGAAACGGAGGAACTTGGTGCAGATGAACTTAAGGACTTTAAAAGTACAGAAAAAAATAATTCCAAACCATTC